TAATTATAGATATGTTAGAGTCTATGATTCATTTAGATAATTGGCATTGTTTATATTCTAGTTATGATGCGTTACATATATTACAAATTTTAGAGAGAGTTATTCCTGCTGCAGAGAATCATCCTTTCTTCCAAATATTTAGTGTTAAGACTAAAAGAAGTCCTAACTACGTTATTACTTCTAAGAACGGTTTTGAAATTCAAAGCGTTAATATGAACATCACTTCTAAAACAGCTGGTTCTAACTTTTTTGGACATCACACTAAAAAGTTATGGATAGATGAGTATAGTAAATGTACTCACGAAGTTGAAGAAAAAGTAATTGACGCTACAGCAGAATTAGGGTGTATAGAACGATTTTGTATAGCAGAAGGTTCTAAAGTGACTATGGCTGATTTTACCACTAAAAATATTGAAAATATTGTTAAAGGTGATAAAATAATAGCTTGGAATAACGATAAAAGATGTTTAGAAGAAACGGTAGTTAAAAATAAATTTAATTCAGGTATTAGAGATGTAATTAAATTGAAAGATTCTAAAAATAATTTATGGTTAACTCCTGAACATAAAATTAGAGTTAAAACAAAAAAACATTATAGTTGGCAAGAAGCTAAAAAAGTTTTAGAGAAAGATTGTCAAGCTAATTCATTTTCATATGTAGATAATCAAGAAGATTATTATAAAGGTATTTTATTAGGACTATTAGATAGTGATGGTAGATGTCAAGTTATAAAAGGAGCAACTCAGACTTGTTATCAATATGGTTTATGTCAAGCTAATGAAGTTGATTTTTTTAAACACACTTTAGATTATTCAAATATTGAATATTCAGAAGATATAGATTTAGGTCAAAGAGAAGGCACTTTTACTAAAACAGATAAACCTATTCATCATTTTAGAATCAAAAGAAAACATAATGATTTTGTCCAACAAACTTATAAAGATTTAGATATAAATAAAGATATTCAATTAGGGTATTTAGCTGGATTTGTAATAGGAGATGGTTGGTTAGGTGGTAGTGCTGCTATATGTATTTCTCAGACTATTCGAGTTAATAAAAAGAAAATAGAAAGAATTATAAAAGCAAGTGATAATTTAAATATAGAATATACCTGTGACACTAATCTAAAAAAAGGTGAGTGGAGAGTTTCTTTTCCTAAGTATAGTGTAGTTTTACCTATTAATAGTGAAAAAGGTAAAAAATATAAAGATATATTATTAAATAGAGAATTAGTTGGGCATAAAGCCGCTAAACTTTCTATTGAGGGATATAAAGAAAAAGTTCAAGTTTACGACATAGAGACTGAATTACATAGTTTTATAGCTAATGGTTTTATTGTCCACAACTCTGGGATGACAGATTTTACAAGACATTCTCCTGCTGGTCGTATTTATGATGACTATAAACGTAAGCCTTGGGTTTGTAACTTTCCTCAGTATATTTCTCCTATGTGGGACGAAGGGGAGAGGTTAAAACAGGAAAGACGTTATGGCGGTTCAAAGACGGTAGCTTACAGAACATTTGTTAAAGGCGAAGTATGTGAAGATGGTATATCTGTATTTGATATGGATAGAGTTAGAGCTAACTATAATGAAAAGAAACAAATAAAAGTTTTTGAAATCAATAAAGATAATTTTAAAAGTTTTAAGCAGATTTTAATAGTAGAGAGACCTAAGAATGCAGAACTTTGTATAATGGGTGCTGATATAGGAGAAACTGCTCCAACAGAAATTGTTATAACATTTAAGATTAATGATAAATATTATTATAGCTACAATGTCACTTTATATAACTTAACTGATAAACAACAGTATAAAATATTTAAGTATCTTATTATACTATTAGAAACCGAAGCTACAGGAATTGATTGTGGTGATGGAACAGGTAGAAGTATTTATAGAAGACTAGAAGAAGCATTTACTAGTGAACGTTTATTCTTTTACGATGGCTCAAAGAAAATAGCAGTAGGATATAAAAAAGATGATGATGGTAGGGTATCAATGATAAATGGTAAACCCGAAGTTGATGAAGAGTTTATGGCTGAATTTTCAGTTAAACATTTTAAAACAATTTTATATGATACATTAATGGTTATTCCCCAAGATTTTAAATTCGATACTCAGATAATTCTGTTATAGCGTTAACTTTATCTAACCGTACTGTTTACGAGTGTGTTGCACCGCAGAATCACTTATTTGATGCATTTAAAGTTTGGTCATTAACACAATGGAGTATTTCATTTAATGAGTCAAATTTCATTAAACGTAAAGCATTTAGTAAAGTAGGTTGTTAATTCAACTTTTAAATAAAGAGGTGAAAAAGGGTTGCTCCTTTGTTAGTGCCTTAATCACTAACTAGCCTCAATAATATCTATTAAGGAGATAATTATGAATTGTAAAAATTGTAATAAAAAACTACGTTCACATAATAAAACTGGTTATTGTATAAAGTGTCAAGAAGGTAAATCTAAATCTTGTGTTGATTGTGATAAGCTAATTAAATACCACGCTACTAGATGCCGTTCATGCGACTCAAAATTTAAACATTCTATAGATGGTAATATAGGATTTAGACATAAAAAACATAAGCTAGAATCAAAGGAAAAGACTAGTTTAGCTATGATGGGTACAAAGAATCATTTTTATGGAAAAGAACACACTGAAAGCACTAAAACTAAAATGAGTTTATGCCAAGGAGGTACGGGTGTTCCTATCCCTACTGCTAAATATGGTAAAGAGTGGCGTAATAGTTTGGTAGAGAGTATTAGAAGCAGAGACAATAGATTATGTCAATTATGTTTTAAACATGAAAAGCAAAATGGCAGAAGATTAGATGTTCATCATATCGACTACAATAAAATGAATTGCAATGAAGATAATTTAATAAGCTTATGTCATAGTTGTCATATGTCTACTTCTCATAATAGAGACTATTATATTAAAAAGTTTAAAAATAATAACTAAAAGGATTACAATATGGCAAGACCGTCAAATTTAAATTGGTTGTATGAAATGGTTGAACTTTTTCAAGGTTCAGTCGTTAACGTACCAACAGATTATCGAAGTCAAGTTTTAGGAGTTAAGAACCTACTAGATAATGACGAAACAGGTATCATGTCTAGCTTACTGGACTTTGGTATTTCTTCATCAGCAGATGTGGGGTTTTCCGTAGAAGTTGATAATGAAAAATTATATAATATTTTAAACGACTGGTTATCAGATGCTAACGGTTCTTTACTAGGTAAAATTCCAATTGGTATAGAAGCTTTATCTAAAGAATATTATAGAGAAAGATGGAAAGGTTCTTCTATGTTAGTTCTAAGAACTATCTGGGAAGATGTAGATGGAATGACCCTACCTACTAAGATGTGGTTTGTTGACGGTGAAGACGTAGATGTTTCTAGTAATTCTAAAGTGGTTACATTAGGCGACCAAAAATACGGTTTAATTACTGACCATAAAAACCATGTAGTTACAGCACTACCTGCTCACGATAATGAAAAAATATTTGTTCAAAAACCTTACTGTAGTTGGGGAGTTGACTACCCTACTCCTTTTCTTATTCAAAGAGGTTTATATAAAAACGCTTTAATGATGAAGAATTTAGTTAATAAAGGTGAGATAGTTGTAGCTAAAGCTCTTGAATATTTAATGGTAGTTAAAAAAGGTACTGAAGCATTAGCTAAAGAAAATCGTTCTGAGTTTATTTATAGCGATGAAGATTTAAAGGCAGTAAAGAAACAATTTGGTCTATTAGCCGACGAGCGAATGAATAATAAAGGTGTTCCTTCTTATATTACAAATTTTGATACTGAGATAGAACATTTAATCCCTGAATATGAAAGAATTTTAAAACCTACTTTATTTGTTCCTATAGAACGTAGAATTTTATCTGGGTTAGGAATGGTCGACATAGTTGAATCTACTGCTTCTAGCAGACGAGAAGGCACTTTAAATCCTAAACCTTTTATAGGTGAATTAAATTCAGGTGTTAAAGATTTTTCTGCTTTAATTAAAGACCTTCTATTAACTATTATTATAGAAAATAAAGATAAACATCCTAAATATTTTTCAGCTAAGAAAACATTACAAGTTAGACACACTCCAGTTAAAGCTTTTATAACAGATGATTATAAAACAATGCTTAGGTCTTTATATGATAGAGGAGTATTATCTAAACAGACTTTAGTAGAAGTAGTTGGAGAAACAGGATATAATGAAGAAAGAGATAGACGAGTTCAAGAACAAACTAAGGATAACAAAATTTTCTATCCTCCTGTAATTCAAAATATGGAACAGCATGAGAATGACCCCGATGGAAAAAAGACTGAAGAAGTAGATAAAGACGAAAAAGAAGTTACTCCTGATAAACAAGGGCCAGAGGCTCGCAACTATGATGCAGCATCTAATGTTATTAAAGCACCTTATATTAATATTTCAAATTTACCAGATAACATAAAAAACACTTTAACTAATAAGGCACAGGAAATTTATTTGGAAGTATTTAATGAAGCTTACGATGAAAATAATGATGTAGACAAATCAGAGAAGTCTGCGTGGGATGTAGTAAAACTCCAATATAAAGCAAATGAAATTCCTAATAAAAAATGGACTAAAATCAAAAAGTCTAATTTAGAAACCACCTTTGAAACAGCAGATATAGATGATTTATTAAAATTACAAAAATTAAAAGTTTTAGGTAAAAAACAAGAATTATTAGAAAAATTTTTAACTGAAAAATAACTATAGGGTGAAAAGTAGATATACCTGATAGTACCCAAATACTATCTAGCCCTTTAATACCTTTTGGGGGGTAGAAGAATGAAAAAATATTGTATAGATTGTCGCAGTAAAGAAATTTAAGCTACAAGTTAGTGTAGAAGTAGCAGACTTTGAAAATAATGCCGTTGTACCAATAACTGCAAACGATATTGAAGTAGAAACTACAACAGGAACTTGGGCACAATATACATCTTTTAAAGTAGCATTTACCATTGACCATAGTGCAGTATTGGGAGCAGTAGGTCAGCCTTTTGCGATAAGGATAAGAAGAATAGATGCAAGTGCTGATGAAATAACAGGGGAAGTTGTGGTAGAAGGAGCGCTAGTAAGA